TCTGCACCGCCTGTCGTGACCGAGGTTCCGGTTCCGCTCTGATCGTTGTTCTGGATCATCGAGGTTGCCATTGCCTGCTGGAATTCCATCAGCATGTCGTCAACAACGTTAGGCTCAAGACCGTCAATATCGTCGAGCGCAGCAGTACGGATTGGGAACTGTGCGTTCAAGTCTTTGAGGATCACCTGCCAAATCGACGTTGCTTCAGTCGTAGATGCGCCGTTATTTTGCACCGTATAGCCCCATTGAGCGCCAGCGTTGCCGGTCTTCACGCGAAACTGATAGGCTGAACCGTCAGTTGCAACGATACGGGAAAGATCCATCATCGGATTGCCAAGACGCTTAGCGGCAAACACGGGATCGTAAGCGGTACGGCCACCAACGTCGTAACCAGAACCGGTAAGCGCAGATGCTTCACGAATGTACCCGTCAAACTGATCAACCGATTCAAAGATCTTTACTTCGCGCTCAACCTGATTGCCACCCTTCATGTACTCTTTAAGCACATCACGGAAGCGGCGGTTTGCTTCACCACGAACAGTCTTGTGGATTGGGCGAATAATCGAAGGAGCGGCAATCTTTGCCTCAAGAGCGGCAAGTTTCTGCTCGGTTTCTGCTTTAACTGCCTGAACGGCCTCTTCGACCTGAGTCTTTACGGCCTCGGCGGTCTCAGCGAGTTTTGCAGCGTTAGATGCTTCGATTGCATCCAGTTTTTCAATGACTTTTTCAAGCATGATAGTTCCTTTATCGGGTTGCGATTGCCTTCAGCAGCTCACGGTATTGGAGCGCCTCCAACAGTTTCACCGCTGCGTCCGACTCACTCGGATTGGCGGGTTGCTTGGCAGATTCAGCGTCACGCTGTTCAATAATCTGTTTCAGCAAAGCAGATGCAGCGGTTGCATCCTTTCTTGAAAGCCCTGCATCACGCAGTGCCTTCTCGATTACTCTTGGATTGGGCTTGTTGTCCATCCAATATTCAAGTCTTGAGATTTCGGCTTTAGGATTGTTAGGGTTCATCACAATCGAAACCTCAGCCAATCCGCCCTTCATGATCTGAAAGAAGCTGTCAGGATCATCTGTTGGCTCGCCGTTTTCATCGACCATCTGGTATTCATCAGCATAAGCGCCAACAGAAACACCACCGACCATGCGCGGCGATTCTTTCATAATCGTGTACAGATCCGATCCTGCGGTGGTATTTAGGAACAGTTTCCCAGTTCCGGTCATGCCTTCGTCGGTGATGTCGAATTTTGACCACTCGCCCACGGGCATCATGTCTGAGCTGTGCTGGAAGTACATCGGAAGCGGCCTGCCGGCTTCCATCCAGCCTTCGTGCCACATCTCAAAAGCTGCTGGCGTGTAAAAGAATCTGCGCCCGTCCACGCCCTCTCTTGCGCCCCAGGTTGTCAGGGTTGCCTCGATCTCGCCGGTAGGTTCTCCGGTTGCCTCATCAGCCATTCGGCCAAGCTCAACCTTTGCCTCGGTGAAGAATTGAATGTGCTTAGCCATGTATCGGTTCCTTTTCCTTCATTTTCCCATCTTCGGGTTTAGGCTTCGGCTTTCTCTTGTCAGCCTGTTCCTTTAACCGCTTTAAAACATCCTTAAGCATTACCAGCTCGTCCGGTCTTACCTACGACCTTAAGATTTCCGCCACCGCCAGTATCCTGCGGCGAAGAGCCGGGAATAGACTTATCAACGCCACCGGCAGCAAGCAGAGAATCACCGTCGTCCACGCTATCAAGCCCAAGATAGTCCCGAGCTTCGTTGGGCGTGAGAATGCCATTCTTGACTCCGGCCACAACATAGTTCATCTGATCCAGTGGTGCGCCCTTAAGGAAATCCTGCGTCTGAAACTGCACATACAGATTTGGATAACCACCAAGAAGGCTCGTCTTTAGTTTCTGCTCGATGTTTGTGATGAACGGCATCATCGTCGATTTATAAAACTCGTCGAGCATGGTCTGCGTGTTGTTGTACTTAGACTCACCCACGCCGATCATCGCCGGAGGAACACCAAACAAGCCAGCAATCCGCGCCATCGTCTGCTTCTTAAGCTCTCGTGCGTCTACGTCTTGCAAGGTCAAGGGCTTAATACTTTCGTACATCATACCTTGGTCTAATAGCATCGACTGCCCAGGCTTACTCAAGTCTGAGGGCTGGCTATTAAGCATGTTCGTCCATGCCTCTTTTAGCCTAGCCGCAATCTCTTTGAACTTGGAATCGGGTATGACCTGCTCGGTACGGAACAAGCCAGAAGGCTTAGCTCCATTCAACATAATAAAATTGCTGTATAAATCTATGTCTTGATCAAGCGAAATCAGCTCGACAGCCTGCAAGCGGTTGAAAGACGAAGAACCCTGCCAGGGCTCGCTCTTAACGTGCATAACCTGGAAATATTGCAGCGGCTCGTCTTTGTTAAACCCGTAACTTGAGCTTGTAAGCGTGTAAAACGGGTATCTCGTCTCAGAAATGCGCGGAACGATCAGCGTCGAGTCAAGAACGTAGACTTCAAGTGGAACCTGCTGAGGATCGGCTTCGTTTTTTCTCCAGAGTAATACGAAAGTCTCACCTGCCAGCTCATGCCACATCGTGAATTGGTACCAAAACTCATATTGACTTTGGAAGTTATTAGGCTGAGCAAGCAAGTTAAGAATCGACTTGGCGCGGTTCTTTTCACGCTCGGGAACCCCAGGTTCCGTCTGTGTATCGACTAAAGTACCATCAGCCTGCCTAGACATGATCTTTACCGGCAGTTGTGCAAGCGCTCTAGCCTTGGTTCCGACGCAAGCCATGACCGTCGAGTTTCTGGCAAGCGTTGTAATGTCAAGCGAACGTCCAGCTTCGTTGACAGCAGAGGTCGTTACATAAAGAAGTTGGTTAGATCCGTAGCCCTGCCCCTTGCCACGGAGCATGACGTTATTACCCAAAACAGTGTTGCCGAACAACGAATTCGACTCATTTTGGGTTGGTTTCTTGCGGAATCTGTCGAATATGCCCATTTTTATCCTCAAAACACCCTGAATCCGTACGATTCGTTAGGGGCAGGGTTATCAAGTGAGCAGTGCATCGCAATAATCAAGGCAATAATTCCATCGACCTTGGCGTGTTTGTCCACGCCAGCCTTTTTTACCTTGATGTTGCCTTGCACATCTGTGAACACTTCGCAGTTTCCCAATTGGTGGCCTAAAAACTGGTTGCCATCGTGTTTAATTTTGCGTCCAAGAATGAGCTTTTCTACATGCTTGGATGGGTTACTTAACACCGCCATCCCTTGCCCAACTTTCTTGACTGGCATTCCTGCTTCGTATAGTCGCGCCACCAGGGCAGCAGCGTTGTACGCGTCATAGCCGACTTCGCGTACGTCGTATTTCTGGCCTTGCCCAATAATATACTCGGAAATCTCACGGTCGTCCATAACATTTCCTTCCGTGATGTGCAAGAGACCAGAGTTTATAGCCTGACGAAAAATATCTTGGTAATGAGTTGGCAGAAGATCAAACCCGTCTTCAGGCAGGAAAAACTTCCACTCAGCCTCGTAATCATCTTCGCCAAATCGTTTTAGCGTACAGACCGCATTAAGATCTCGGGTCGCTGCCAAGTCAAAACCGATAAAAACAGCTTCTGGCTGTCGATCAGTTAAGCCTACAGACGCATCCCAGTGAGACCTGTCTACCCAGGCGGTTTCGGCAGATACATAGACATTCAGTGTCTTGCAGAGAAACTCGTTGAGCGCTGCCGGTTTGATCTTGGCTTCTTCGCATCGAGCGGCAATCGCATCGTGCGAAACCGAGATGTTGTGCATGGGATTGGCTTTGTGCCAGACCGCAGGGTCCCGCCAATCATCGCCTGCATCCAAAGAATAAAGCAGGCCAAACCATCTTGGGTTATCAGGAACATCCTGGTTAAGAATGCGCTCCATAACCTGTAGGTCTTCAAAGAATTTGGTATCGCGGGTAAAACTTGCTGTGGTTATATATAACCTAAGTGGGTTCTGTCGTGCGACCATACCGGAATGCAAGACCTCAATCGTATTCCTGTCTACGATCTGCGAAGCCTCGTCAATAATCGCGCAAGACGGGTTGAGCCCGTCACCCGTACGCTTAGTGTCCCTGCTGAGAGCTTTGAACATAGACTGGCTGTCGCCGTTCTTCACTATCGTGAATTTCCCAGGGACAAACATTGTCGAGACTTCTCGGGGCAGCGTTTCGACAAAACCCTTGGCGGTAGTGAAAACGATTGACGCTTGGTCTCTGTTAGTTGCTACCGTGTAAACCTCAGCGCCTGCTTCACCAAAAGCAAGCTCGTAAAGAGCAATCAGAGCGGTAAGCGTTGACTTCCCGGCCTTACGAGGGATGTAGACAATGACATCCTGCACCATGCGCTTAGATCGGTCACGCTTTAACCTGAATCCATACAACGCGCAAATAATAAGAATCTGGAATGGCTCCAGACTAACTGGTTTATTTGCCCACTGACCTTTCACATGCCGACAAAGCGATGTGAACTCTAAGAAGTGCTTGACGGGCCCAGGGTCAAAAACCCACTCCCATTCTTTGTTTTCCAGGTGGTTTAAAAACCGCTGGCAGGCGAGACGGACGTTTCTACATGCGTCTATCTCACCCTTGCATACTTTGACCGCGTATTGAATGCCATCGTCTAATTTCATGTACCGAATTTAGGTCCGCTTAAAAAGTCGTTTATCTTTTTGTTTTCGGTCTTGTTGGATGCCAACCTAGACTTAGGTGTTAATCCTAACTCATTCATCAGCTTAATCGCATGAATGACCGCGGCATTGGCAATTGCAATATGCGGGTTAGGCGCAGCCGTCTTGCCATTGTTCGTGTAAATCACTAAGTCCTCGGTCAGCATTCCCTGTCTAGCATTCACATAAATCTGGAGCTGATCCGCCAGCATTAAGAGTGTATGCCGATCCTGGGCGCTTCCAATCCCATAAACCTCGTACAAATAATCAGCCGTTTCCTGCACAAACTTTGACGCATTAAACGCCGCAGGATTTTCCGCCCACTCAGCAAAAGGAATTCTTTGCTTGAGTTGCTCAGGCAGCTTTTTGCCCATCTTCGTTCCTCTCGTTCCGTGAATTGCATGGACTTCAACCGGAATTCGCGCAGTCATGACAGCTCCTTGCGTAGGGAAATTCCCTATTTTGTCTTAGCCCCCCTATAAAAGCTAGACCGCAGAAAGTCGAG